GCAGTTTCTAAATTTGTACAAGCTGACGATTTAATTGTCCCGTATACAGCTACCTCATTAGCTGATGCGGAGGCGGTTATTCACGTTATCAAAATGTCAGAAAATGACTTAAGAAAAAAACAAGTTGCAGGTTTCTATCGAGATATCGAAGTGAAACCTGGCTACGATCAGGAAACCGAAGTCGAGAAAAAGGAAAGACAACTCGAAGGAGTTAAAAAAACAAGAGACGAAGATATCTTTACCATTCTGGAGTGTCACGTTAATTTAGACATAGAAGGATTTGAAGATATAGGACAAGATGGAGAACCGACAGGAATCAAACTTCCTTATATCGTGACGGTTGAAGAAGGATCACGAGAAGTTTTAGCGATCAGACGAAACTATAAACAAGGAGATCCATTAAAAACTAAAATACAATATTTTGTTCATTTCAGATTTTTACCTGGAATGGGCTTTTATGGTTTTGGATTAATTCATATGATTGG